GTACACGGGCGCAACGGCTAACTTAGATTTAGGAACGCATACTTTAATTGCTGCTAAAGGTACTTTTTCAAGTTCTGGTAGTGGCGATACAGTTGGCATAACACATTCAAGCGGAAGTGGTATTGCTTTAAATATTACAAAGGGTGGTAATGGAGAAGGCTTATACATAAACAAGACAAGCGGTAGCGGTAATGCTGCGACAATCATAGGTACTTTAAACGCGACTACTTTAGTTAAGTCGGGCGGTACATCTTCACAATTTTTAAAAGCCGATGGTAGTGTAGATAGCACTTCTTACGGCACGGGTTCGGTAACATCGGTAGGCTTATCTTCTGCAACAAGTGGAGTAACTATTGGCTCTACACCTATTACAACAAGTGGAACTATTACTTTAGCTATTGCAACTGCGAGTGGTTCTCAACAAGGTTTATTATCAAGCACCGATTGGACTACGTTTAACAACAAGCAAAACGCTTTAACCAATCCAGTAACGGGTACAGGTACTACTAACTACCTACCTAAGTTTACAGGTGCAAGTACAATAGGGGATAGTCAAATCTTTGATAATGGAACGCAAGTTGGTATAGGGACTGCTACACCTTCTTATAAATTAGATGTTAGCGGTGCAATACAAACAAGTGTTGCAAGTGGGAATGGTTCTTTATATATAAACAACTCGTCTTTGTCAGGAAAGTTTTGGACTTTAATTCCTGAAACTGCAAGTGGAGAAACAAACTTACTTTGGTATTATGGTGGTGCAGGTGCGAGTGTTAAAATGAATTTAACTAACACAGGCAATTTAGGATTGGGAGTAGTCCCAAGTGCGTGGGCTACAATTGCACCTGCTTTTCAAGTTAATTCAGCATCATTTTCAAGCTTTGATAATAGTGCAAATGTTGCTGCAAACTTTTTTCACAATGGTACATCTGATAGGTATATAAATAATGGATTTGCAACATTATATCAACAATATACTGGCAGACATATTTGGTACAACGCTCCTTCAGGAACGGCAGGTAACGCTATATCCTTTACCCAAGCTATGACGTTAGATGCGAGTGGTAGATTGGGAATTAACACTACAAGTCCGGGTTCTTATAGTTCTCCTGCAAATCAATTAGTAGTAGGAACAAACTCTGGCAATAATGGAATTACTATTGCAGGTGGAACAACGGGTTTAAGTAGTATATATTTTGCAGATGGTACAACGGGTAATGAAGCATTTAGAGGGTATATAGAATACGGACATTCTTCTGATGCTTTATCTTTTGGAACGGCAGCAAGTACACGTCTTACAATAACCAATGGCGGTAACGTAGGTATAGGTACTACCGCTCCAACAAATACAGGCGGTTATGCAACTCTTACAGTTGGTGGGGCTACATCTACACTTGGACAAATAACTTGGAATAGTGGAACTACTGCTATTGGTTATGCCTATAATGATGGAAATAATATGTACATTGGTTCTAATTCTGCATTAATTTTTGCTACAACAAGTGCAGCTACCGAACGTATGCGCATAACAAGTGGGGGGACTTTGCTTGTGGGAACTACTACAACTACAGGACTTACTACCGGTAGTTCTGTAAATGTAGGTATTTCGCTTGGTGGGGGTGTAATATCTTCTCAGGTTAATAATAACTCAAATCAATATTGGTCAAAAGCTTCAGGTTATACATCAGGGGATTTTACTGCTCACTTTGTAAATAATACTTATGTCGGTGGTATTAGTACAAATGGCTCATCAACTACTTATGCAACCGCATCAGATTATCGTCTTAAAAGCGACTTCAAAGATTTTAACGGACTTGATTTAGTAGCCAAAATTAAAACATATGATTACGAATATAAGTCAGACAAAAGCCGTTCTTATGGTGTTATAGCTCACGAGTTACAATCAATAATTAACTACGCAGTAACAGGAGTAAAAGACGGAGAGCAAATGCAAGGCGTAGATTATAGCAAAATAGTACCTGTTTTAATTAAGGCGATACAGGAGCAACAATTACAAATTGAACAATTAAAAAATAAATAAATGGCAACAACTTACAAATGGGTAGTTAGTTCTTTAGACAGTTACCCCAAAGATGCAGAAGGTTTAACAGACGTTATCTGCGTAATACATTGGAGATACCAAGCAGAGCAAGTAGAAAACGATAAAACATACTTTGCAGAGGTTTATGGTACGTTAAGCGTTCCGTCTCCTAACCCTGCGGACTTCGTACCTTATGACCAAGTTACCTACGAAATGGTATGCGGTTGGTTAGAAGCAGGACTTGACCAAGTATCTTTAGACGAGAACTTAGATAGCCAGATTGCAGATCAAATCAATCCTAAGATTGTAAGTTTGCCTTTGCCATTTCAAAATCCTTAATATATCTTTACAAATAAAAAACAACGTATGAAAAACAAAGACCTATTACAATTAGTAGCAAACCTTAACGCCGTAATCGGTAGCAGTGAAACAAAGACACAAAAAAAGTTAGTGCAGATTTACAACAAAGTAAAACCACATCACGAAGCCTATAATACGGAAGTAGAAGGGTTAAGATTAGACAATGCGCAAACGGATAGTAACGATTGCCTATTGCTTACGGACAAAGGGGAGTACAAATTCTCAAAAGAAGGTATCAAGAAACTGACTAAAGATATTGAGGCTTTAAATGATAAAGAATTTGATTTTCAAATAATTAACGTAGTGAACCCAGCAAACCTTGAGGACTTTACATTCTTACAAGATTGGGTTACTGGCGTAGAATTTAACAAACAAGAAGAAGAAGAACTATAATGGGAAATAACCACCAAGCAGACCAATCAACAATCGTATCTTTAATTAGTGCTACTATTAGCATTACAAATATTCAACCACTATTCACATTGTTGGCGAGTTTGGTGGCTATTGTTTCTGGTGGTATGGCAATCCGTTATTATTGGAAAATGACTAAGAAACTAAAATGAGAATAATACTTTTAGCTTTACTACTTACATCTTGCGCTTCGGTTAAGAAGTTTGAAAAGAGATATGATAGCACGGGGACAACTAAGATTGACTCCGTGCGTTTAACTTTTTATGATAGTGTAACCAAGATTATAGAAAAGGAGCAGATATTTACTAAAGAGGTTACGATCTATGACACAATACGAATAGCAAAGGATAGCTTTATAGTTATTCCCAAAATCGTAACTAAGTGGGTATACCAGAAAAAAGAGAAGGAAACCGACAATAGCCTTATCAAAAAAGACACAATAGCTTTTAATCGCACAGAAACGGCTCAAATTTCGATTGTAGATAAAAATAAGGTAACCACACAGAATAACTTTTGGAAGGCTCTAATAGGGCTTATAATAGCGATTATATTAATTTTAGCATATTGGAATAAGTTATGGAAGTAAACAAAGCAGGTAGGGACTTAATAAAGCACTTCGAAGGGAGCAAGTTAAAGGCATACAAATGTCCGGCTAATGTCTGGACTATCGGCTATGGCAATACTTTTTACGAAGACGGAAGCAAAGTAAAGGAAGGCGATGTTATTACTCAGGAAAGGGCGAATGAATTATTTGATACAATCATTGACGATTTTGCGAGAATGACAGATGCGCTTGTAAAATCAAATGTAACGGAGAACAATTTTGCTGCATTAGTTTCGTTTACTTTTAATGTAGGTACGGGCAACTTAAAGAAAAGCACTTTACTAAAGAAGGTAAATGCGAACCCTAAAGACCCGTCTATTACTGCTGAGTTTAAAAAATGGACGAGGGCGAACAATGTGGTGCTTAAAGGGTTAGTGAGGCGAAGAGAGGCTGAGGCTAAACTATATGAGCAACTTTAGAACTATATTAGTTAATTTATTATCGGACGAAAGCAACAGTATTAGCCACAAAAGAGTAGTGGCTATGCTTGGCAGCGTTTGTCTTTTTATATCCCTGTTCTTAAACATAATCTTAAAAATTAACCCAAGCGATAAGTTAGTCGATGCCGTCTTGTATCTTACGCTATTTGCTATGGGTTACACCACAATAGATAAATTCAGCAAAAAATAAATAATGCTAAAATCAAAACGCAAACGCCTATTTTTCGATATTGAAGTTTCGGCAAATATCGGCTTCTTTTGGAGTTCCGGTTATAAACTTAATATCGGTCCAGAAAGCATAATCAAAGAACGTGCAGTAATTTGTATCTGCTATAAGTGGGAAGACGAAAAAGAAGTTTATCATTTGGAATGGGATAGTAAACAATGCGATAAAAGAATGTTGCAAAAGTTTGTAGAAGTAGCAAACACGGCATCGGAGTTAGTAGGACACAATGGCGATAAGTTTGACTTAGCGTGGATAAGAACCAGGTGCTTATTTCATAAAATTGAGATGTTCCCTTCTTACGTTACTATTGACACGCTAAAAGTAGCAAGACAAAAGTTTAGATTTAATAGCAACAAGCTTAACTACATAGCTGACTATTTAGGTATTGGCACTAAGATCAAAACAGAATATAGTTTATGGAAAGACATTGTTCTGCATAAGGACAAAGTGGCTATGGCTAAAATGATTAAGTACTGCCAGAAGGACGTTGTTTTATTAGAGCAAGTATTTAACGCACTTAAAAACCACATAGAACCTAAAACACATTACGGAGTTATCTTCGGACAAGACAGAGGCTCTTGCCCTGAATGTGGGAGCGATGATCTAATTATTTCACTTCGTAGAACAACCGCAACCGGAGTAAAGAAAATATCTTACAAGTGCAAAACTTGTTTTAAAATGCATAGCAAAACCGACAAATAAATGGATAGTAAAATTCTTAGCTTAGTAATTGAAGATATGCGCAGCCGTGAGCAAGTAGGTAAAAAGAAGTACGGAACTACAATGGATCGTGAAGATTTATCGACAGGTCAATGGATAACGCATTTAAAAGAAGAACTGCAAGATGCTATCCTGTATTTGACTAAACTTGAAACTATACACAATGCGCCTCAAAAAGATATTTAGCTTCGGCAATATTTTAGACCGAGAAACCTACGAGCAACTTAGGGAATTAGATTATACTAACCCAAACTTTAAGGGTTGCGCTGACGAGTTCCAGTTTAACCGAGAGTGGTGGGTTATCTTAGATCAAGGCGAAATAGTTGCTTATTGCGG